ACCCCTACAATTCTTTAGTAAAGGACAAAGAGATGTTTAAAACACTTGGAGGTCACGAATATGATTACGAAGTTAGTACCCACTTTAGAAATTGGGCAAAGCAACACGATGTAAGTATATGGTTGAATGCTCACGCAGTAACCAATGCTTTAAGAATGAAGCACTCCGCAGGACACGAGTATGCAGGTCACCCTATGCCACCAAGTGCAGCAGACATTGAGGGCGGTGGTAAGTTTGTAAACCGAGCTGATGACTTTGTCGTTATACATCGTTACATTCAGCACCCTACGGAATGGATGTACAACCAAGTACATATACGCAAGGTGAAAGAGGTGGAGACAGGTGGTAGACCAACTGCATTAGATGAGCCTATACGCTTTAGGAGTATCCCTAACAATGTAGGCTTTGAGATTCACGGAGAGAACCTTATAGGAAAGAAAGAGAAAGAACAATCCAAAATGCCTTTTTAAATGGACGAATTAAAAGACGAAGACTACCGTTGGGTAAGAGGAGGAAGTAAGAGCATTGCCCTGCTCTGGTTACGACAAAAGAATCAAGACTTGATGCAGATAGCCAATGCACTAAAGCCTCAAGACCCAAGCAATGAGTATGAGATGGATATCTTCATTGACCTCATTAGTATCTACTCCGCTATAGATGCCTCCATAGGTATGGTAGAAGATGTGCAGCAGATGGTATGGGCAGCAGAAGCAAAGAACGCTGACTTGAAGCTCACCATCCGCAACCTTACGAGAAAGATAAACGCTTACGAAGAGCGATTTGATAACCTTAACGAACACCTAAAATGAGAGCAACCGTACTACAGTTACAGGAAGAATACGACAACTATACTACCCACCATAAGATTACAAAGACCAGAGAGCAAAGGAATGTAATGGCAAGGTTTGCTTTTATGGTTGCTGCAAGAGACTTGTACACGACCCTTGAGATCGCAAGAGTAGTTAAGAAGAACCACGCAGTTGTAATACACGCAACCAAAGGACACGAGATGAACCTAAAGTTTGACAGAAACTATATGAGGTTCTTCAACCAATGTTGTGCTATAATGGATAAGCTACGAGGCTCACAAGAGGAGGGAATTGATTGGGGACTAACCAAGCAGAATGCCCTACTCACGGAGCGTTTACAAAAAACTCGTGAGGAATTGTCAACAACTCGTGAAAAGTTGTATTTTAAGGAGCAAGAAATCAAAGACTTACTTAAACGCTATGAACTTTGCAGTTGACATTGCCCCCCTCGCAGGGCTGCTTATAGGAGTTAATTATTGGAACTCCGAGATGAATGACGATTATGAGAACCCCAAGTACCACTCCTTGCAGTTGTGCTTCGGGGTTCTTGCTATTGTAATCACTTGGGCTACGGAAGAATGACCGTATTAGACCTACTTGCCGCTAATCATAAGGAGTGGATAAAGATGGCTCACAAGTTCGGTGCAGGAGACTATGCCGAAGACATTGTGCAAGAGATGTACATCCGCCTACACAAGTACATAGAAAACCCTGAAAGGATTATGTACAAAGACCAACCCAACAAGTTGTTTGTATGGGTGACCCTGCGTAATATGGTTAGGAACTACCAAAACAAAAAAGAGATACTTGTATTCTCTGGAGATATGGTAGAGTACGATACAGAGTTAGATTCTTTTGACTATGAGACGGCAGGAGGTTTTGAGAAACTCATAGATAAGATATGGGACAAGGTAAATGAATTGCATTGGTATGATAGGAAGATGTTTGAAATCTACCACACTACCGATATGAGTATGAGGGACATTGAGAAAGAAACGAAAATCTCCCTCTTCAGTATTTTTGACACACTAAATAAAACTAAAAATTATGTCCGAGAAGAAATTAAAGAAGACTACGAAGACTTCCAGAACGGCGAAAGCAACCTCATCTAAAGGTTTAGGAGATGACATTGAAAAAATCACAAAGGCTACGGGGATCAAGAAAGTAGTAGACACCTTTGCTGAACTCACAGGTATTGATTGTGGGTGTGATGCTCGTAAGGAGAAACTCAATAAGTTATTCCCAAAGAAGACTCAACCATTATGTTTGGAGGAGAGTGAGTACAATCTACTCAAGGAGTTCTTTGCCGAGTTCAATGAACGAGAGTTAAGACCACGATACCACGAAGACCTCTCAAGGATTCACGCAAGAGTATTCCAACACAAGTATTATGTTCCTTGTACCTGTAACCCTAAAGAATGGAAGAGACACATTGAGGACTTGAGAAAGGTATATGGAGAATACGAAGGTTAGTAAGCTCCTACTTGTATGGCTTTGGACTCAAGGTCATAAGGTAAAGGAGTACAAAGAGGCAGAAGGCATTACAACTGTACACGGCACAGACGAGTACAAGTTTGATGTTAGCGGCAACTACGGAGGCTTTCGTGTAAAGTATACCCATAATAGATTCTCATTCTACGATGGGGAGAAGAAACTAAAAGACACAGACTTGAATGAGTTCCGATAGCCTAAACAAATACCTCAAGAAAGGATTGCAGCAATCCGATCAAAGAACTGACCATTGCATCTCCATAGGTAAAGATGGTGAGGATTTGTTTAAGGTTCTTACAGGAGCGGTAAAGTCCGAGTTAGAAGATGACAAGAAACACATAGATTTCTATTGGGGCGATAAGCTCGTAGATGTCAAGGGACTGAAGCCGATGCACAAGCACGGATTTATTCTTCTGGAGTTTCTTAATGTGTGGGGCTATCACGGATGGTGTGCTAAAGATTCTAAAGCAGAGTACATCGCATTCCAATTCCCAGATAGATTCTATGTGATGGAGAAGGACAAGTTGAGGTTGAAGGCTATAGAACTATGTGAGAAGTTTACCCAAGAGAATGTCACAAGAAAGAATAGGGTTAAACCTTCACAGGGTTTGTACAAGTGGATAGGAAGATTCGGTAAGCAGGATGTGTTTACCTACTTGAGGATAGAGGATGTGCAAGACATAATCTTTCAAGAAATTTTAATCCCTATGTAGGTTGTTAAGAATTTTGTTTATATTAGCATAAACTAAAACACCTTATTATGTCTAAAAAGACCTACACCCTAAAGCAAGACCTTCTGTACGGAGGCACTCTATTCATTGCCTCTTCAATAGGCATTGCATTCTTTTTGTTTATCTACGAACTAATAGAGAGAATATAATGTACTACTTGGATAGAGAGTTGGCTTCGTACCAAGAAGACCGAGCGTCACAATGTGACATCTGCTTTGAGTATTGTGATGACAGTTGGACTTGTTCCTGCTGCCACGAATGTGAGAAGGAGAGTTGCATATGCGATGAGGATGACGATATAGTTACACGACAAATAGACTACCAGAAATGATGACACACACCGAAGCGATCTACAAGGCGCAGATAGTATTTGAGGAAGCGTTAAGCGACAAAGAGACGATTGACCAACTCTTGCACATAGATGCACAGATGTATGCTAACACGGGCTTGGAAACAAGCAAGGCAGAGATGGATAGCATCAAGAGAGCCTCTGCTTTTATCTACCGACTTATAAAAGGCATTGACTATGATAAGGGTCAACGCTTTATTCAAGCAATGGGATTAACCCGATAAATAAACAACACCTATGTCTAAACAAATCACAATGCTCAATGGGGAAACCCACGCACAAGATTGGCTTGTACAACAAGCTATTGAAGATGACTTCTACTATGGCTATCTCGGTAAGGTAGCATTCAGTTCATCTAACCTCAAGAAACTTTTGGACTCTCCAAGAACCTACTACAACCTAATGCAGTATGGTGAGGAGACTAATAGCCAAGCTCTACGAGATGGCAGACTCATACATACTATGGTGTTAGAACCTCATAAGATCAATGAGATGACCTTCATAAATGTAGCGAGTAAGAATACCAAGATATGGAAAGAGGCGAAAGAGATTCACCCCAACCACTTACTCTACACTAAAAAGGAGCGTAAACTTGCAGAGCGTATGACTGAAGCCCTCTTCAAGAACCATCAAGCCGTAGAACTATTAAGAGACTCTACCTTTGAAGTACCTGCCGTAGACTATGTAGAGGGATATCCCTTTAGAGGCAAGGCTGACATCATAAAAAGAGATGGTACAATCATTGACCTGAAGACCACAAGTGACCTACGCAACTTTGTGTATTCCGCAAGACACAAATACTCCTACGATGTACAGGTATATCTATACTGCCGTCTATTCAATGTAGACTACACCAAGTTTAAGTTCTTGGTTATTGATAAGCTCTCGTGTGATGTAGGAGTCTACTCCGTTAGTGAGGAGTTCTTTAACAAGGGAGAGGAAAAGGTAATGTTCGCTTTGAATCAATACCACGACTTCTTTGAGAATAGACCTCTGGAGGAGATACAGGAAATGATTAACAACTACACTATTCAAGGAGAGCTTTGAAAAAGCACACCAAAATATATATGGATCACTTCGGCTATGTGTTAGATGACTTCATTCCTTGTGAGGTTTGTGGGACACGAGCCAACGACATCCACCATATAGAGAATAGAGGTAGTGGGGGTAGTAAGTCTAAAGACCACATAGAGAACCTTATGGCGGTCTGCCGCCCTTGCCATATCAAGTATGGTGACTACCCACAGTACAAAGAGATGTTAAACCAAATACACCAAAAACTATTATGAACAAGTTTAGAGTATTCGTCAAGGACAAATTTGATGTAGTCTTTGACACAATAGAGAAAGCCAGAGATTGCCGCAGGGCATTACAACAACTCAAGTACACAGGTATTGAGATTATCATAACCCAAGAGGATATAGACCCACGATGAAAGCCACGCTCATAGACTTAATGAACCGAGACCTAACCGATAACGGTATAGAGAATGATTAGCCTAATACTTGTTACCATAATGGTACTTTATATGTTGCGTAGGGAATACCTTCGCTGCAAAGCGTTAGAGAAAATACTCAAAAGATATGAAGACGATACTACGAAAAAGAAAACACATTAGAGAACTACAGAAGTTTCTGGAGATGCTAATGATTGACAATGTCAATCTCTCTATACAAGCAAGTAGGTTCGGTTGGACTACAGAGTTGCAAGACACGATCACCAACAACGCTCTACTCATTCGTAAGTACCAAAGAAGACTACGACTAATTAAACTATGATAGGATACAACATACCCATATCACTAAAGCAAAAGACTTGGGATTGGTTACAAGACCATTCTATGGGTCATAGGTTTGCAGCTAATGGAAACAAAGAACAACAATTTGTAGGTCTATTAGGTGAGAACCTATTCAAGACTATTATAGGATTGTACCCTACCTTTGAAGATGGGTTTGATGGAGGTTACGACATAGGACTCAATGGCAAGAAGATAGATGTAAAGACAATGGGTAGAACGGTTGACCCACAACCGCACTATGTAAACAACTTCATATCTTACCAAGAACACTTTGATTGTAATATGTATGCCTTCTGTAGTATCAACAAGAAACAAAATACCTTTTGGGTGTGTGGTATGATTGACAAAGACACGATGCTTCAAAATGCATCTTACTACAAAGAGGGAGAGATAAGATATAGAGACAATGGCACATCCTTTCAAATGAAAGCACCTACCTACGAAATAGAAAACTATAAACTACACCAAGTAGAAAACATACAATCTATCTGGCAATACATAAACAATTATGAGTGATACAAGTAAGAGCGCAAATGTCCTAATCAACAGGAACAACCTAAACAACCTCTTTGAACTGTTAGTGCAGATTCATTTAAGAGGACAACTCTCAAGAGATGAACAAGCCTTCGTAAGGAACTTCATAGAGTTACCTGAAGCTCCAACACGAGAGAACAGACAAGCTCGTAGAGCCAACACCCAAGCAATCAAGAAGCTATTTAGGGAAGAGGCTAAACGAAAGAAGAATGAGTAGGTTAACATTGTAAACAACAATCATTAGCAATGCCATTTAAAGAAGGACAAAGTGGTAATCCTAAAGGCAGAACTAAAGGGAAGCCGAATAAGACTACCGCAGAGATTAGAGATGCTTATCAACGATTAGTTGAGGACAACCTCACTAATATGACGGAGTGGCTTACACAAGTAGCAGCAGAGAATCCAGAGAAGGCTATGGAACTTATGCTCAAGTTAAGTGAGTATATGATTCCTAAACTCGCAAGGCAAGAGGTTACAGGAGCAGATGGTGCAGACCTATTCAAGAACATTAAGTTTGAGTTTGGTACACCAATCAACGAAAGAGACGAATGACAGTAACAGGGTTCAACCCTCACAAGGTTCAAGCAGAACTCTTACAATCTATAGTAGGTGGTAAAGAGAAGTATCACATCGCATCCATAGGCAGACAGTTCGGTAAGTCTATGATGGGTATGAACCTTGCATTGTATTGGGGCTTCAACGATAGCCCTTGTAAGATACTATGGGTGTCCCCTGTATACTCACAAGCAAACAAAGTACAGAAGGAACTGATGTCTGCAATCGCAGCTTCTGGTATTGTCAAGTCTAACAACTACTCCTCTTCGGAGTTGGAACTCAAGAATGGTTCTACCATTTACTTTAGGAGTGCTGAAAGATATGACAACATAAGGGGTATGACATTAGACTACGCCATCATAGATGAGGCAGCATTCATTAAAGACGATGCTTGGAGTGAAGCAATCAAGCCAACCCTACTTGTAAGAGGTAAGAAGGTTCTCTTCATCTCTACACCGAAAGGTAAGAATTGGTTCTACGAGTTATTCCAATATGGGCAGAGTGATGACTACCCCAACTACAAATCTTATAAGGGCAGTTCTTACGACACTCCGTTTATATCGGTAGAAGAGATAGACGATGCCAAGAGAACAGTACCAGAGCTTATCTTCAAGCAAGAGTATTTAGCAGAGTTCATAGATGGTGGTGGTGAGGTCTTCGCTAACATAGACGAGTGTACATTCCCTGCATACCCTAAACCACAAGGCAAGGTATTCGCAGGATTGGATATAGGTAAGCAAGAGGACTACACCGTCCTCACCTTAATGGATTCTAAAGGTAGGATTGTAGAGATCTATAGAGAGAATAAGAACCAATGGTCAGTAATGATTGCAGAGGTAGTGAAGAGGGTGCGGCAGTACAATGCCTCTTTGATGGTTGAGGTGAATGGTGTAGGTGATCCTATCTTTGAGCAGATAAAGAGTCAGTATGCCAATACCCATCCATTCGTCACTACGAACAAAAGCAAGAACGAAATCATAGAGGGGCTTATATTGGACTTTAACGAGGTGAGTGTACACATACCATCAAAAGAATTATTCAGTCCCTTATACAACGAGTTAAGCTACTTCACATACGAGTATAGCCCAAAGACACGAAGCATTAGATACGGACACCCTACAGGATTACACGATGACACGGTGATGAGCTTGGCATTGTGCAACTACAATAGAAAGAAGAACAAGACATATGGCACATACGCAGTTAGGTAAGGAGGTCACTATTAAGTTACCAGAGAGTGCAAGGGAACTGACTATTGAGCAGTACCAAAAGTTCCTCAAGGTTGAAGGAGATGAAACCTTCACAATGCTAAAGGCATTAGAGATATTTGCTAACATACCTCTCAAGGTAGCCTATGCTATGAAGGCAGACGATATAATGGAGATAGGTAGCGACATCTTCACTATGATAAGTGCCAAGCACCCACTTACAAGAAGACTGACCTTTAGAGGCAGAGAGTATGGGTTCATTCCTAATCTGGAGGAGATGAGCTTTGGCGAGTACATAGACTTGGATGCTTACCTTGCCGATATGCAGAGCCTACATAAAACTATTGGTGTCTTGTATAGACCGATCACAAAGCAGAAGGGAGACTTCTACGAGGTAGAACCTTACAATGGTACGGATGGATATTCGGACTTTCCTTTAGATGTTGCATTAGGTGCAACGCTTTTTTTTTATCGTTTAAGCAACAAGTTATTGAAGAGTACCCCGACCTCTTCACAGGAGGGGGAGACACCGACCTTTCAGCCTCCGCTAACTTTTCAAGGAAGTGGGGATGGTACGGTAGCGTAGACCATTTAGCGGCAGGTGATGTAGCAAGATATGATTCTATAACTAACTTGCCCTTGAGGCAATGCCTAACCAAGTTGGTGTACGATAAAGAGAAGAGTGATGTAGAGCGTAGAATGATGAAGCTATCTTAAACACCTTTGACTCATAGAGGTTAACTTACTATGAGCTTCTACGATATAACTACAAAGATACGAGAACACCTTATTGCTAATAAGCAGGTGAACACCGTTACAGAGGGAGACATCTTTGATGTAGACCTCAACAAGCAGACTATATTCCCCTTGTCACATATTATGATAAACAATGTGACCTTCAATGATGTGGGCATTACCTACTCAATGAGCATCTTGTTTATGGATGTGGCTGATGTGAGTAAGGACGATCCAAGAAATGAGGACAACATCTTCTACGGGGTAGATAACAGACACGACATTCTAAACACTCAACTTCTGGTAGCTAACGATTTAGTCAGCAGCTTGAAGAGAGCAAACCTAATGAAGGATAAGTACCAACTTAATGGTACTCCAAGTTGTGAACCTTTTGAGGATAGATTTGAGAATCTCTTGGTAGGTTGGAATCTAACCTTGAGTATAGACATACCTAATACAATTACCACTTGTCCGTAGTAAGTAGAAATACAGAGATGGTGCTTCGGCAGTTTGCCGAGCGAGTGATTAAAGCAGCGAGACTTAATCTTGGTGCTACTCGTACTATTACTTACAATGATGGTAAGAAAAAGAGACGAAGACAAGTATCCTCTGGAAAGCTAAAGGACAGTTTAGACTACTCAATCACTACAGGAGTACACTTACTTATGTCTTTCACTATGGAGGACTATGGTAAGTACATTGATGAGGGGGTTAGCGGTACGAAGTACAAAGTGCCTAACGGAAGTAGGTTTGGTTTTGATGGTAAGCAACCTCCAAAGGGTTCTATAAGAACTTGGATGGCACAAAAGAAGGTCAAGGCAAGGGACTTAAAGACCAATAGCTTTGTGAAGCAGACAGAGGCGAACCTTGATAGAGCAGCCTTCTTAATAAGCAGAAGTATTAAGCAACGAGGGATTCCCAAGAGTGAGTTCTTCCAAGCACCATTTAGAATGGAATTTGCGAAGTTACCTGAAGAGGTACTCAAAGCAGTCTCTATGGATGTAGATGAATTTTTGAAATTTACCAAGCGATGAGTGTAATAACACCAACAAGTTTAGTGGGGGCAAGAAGCCCTATATATATCACGGCAGGTTACTCTGCTAATGCAAGTTATATAACGGACATTACCCTTGAGGTATACATATGGAGTGGGGCAAGAGGTAGTAGACCTGCCTCTGCTCAATACACTTTGTTTAGAGATGTGTTTGCAGGTCAAGATGTATCTTTTGACATTGCA